CTGGTACAAAGTCACCGCTCTGAGCGGGTGTCGTATAATGGCATTACTCCAGCTTCCCAAGCTGATAACGAGGGTTCGATTCCCTTCACCCGCTCCAATGTTTTCAAGGCCTCCAGCGGTGCATGAACATGCCTGCAATCAGTTGGGGGCCGTTTTGGGGGATGTTTCAACCTAATGTGAAGCCCCCTTTCACTATCGATGTAGAACACCTCGAGATAAGTCTCAGGCATTTGGTCCGGTGCCGAGGCTTTCAGATGTTCAGATGTCCAGGCGAACCTACTGACTTGTAATCAGCAGGGCCTAGAGACGATCCCTGGTGCCGGCACCATACAAAATAAGGCCTCGCAGCAATGCGGGGCTTTTTTTCATCCGCTGCAGATACCAGCGAGAGATCGCCGATGGAATGGCTGAAAGATTTTTCAAGCAACTATGCCAATGCCGTGACCGCCTTCGTAGCCGTAGGAGCGTTTTTTCTTGCTTGGCGCACGCTTGCATATCTCAAACGCGAATACAAAGCCAAGTACCGACCCTATGTGGTCCCAGTGGTTACTGTCGCGCCTTTTGAACCCGAACCTGGTCATACCGAATTTCACATTCTGATCCAACCGGTAAACGTCGGACCACATCCCTGCTATATCAGGGTTTCGGCGGTGCGACTCCGAATCGGCGATGAGAAATTTGATACCCCAAATCAGGACGAGTGGATCCTTATAGGCACCAATGGCCTGGGCTTCAATTTCCGGGCCGGCCATATCACGCAGATCGGCATCCAAAACATTCGCGAAGCGCGATATACGCAAAACAGAGTCGAAGTCAGTTTCGACCTCCAGATGCGATCGATGGAAAACGAGAATGCGTCAATTAAGAAATTCCTTTATGAATTGGAAGTTCGTGGCCCAACCCCTTCGGTCGTCTACCGCCCTGATTTGATTGGGCAGTGATCCATCTGCCGCTTCAAATACTGTTGAGTGTTCGTGCACCTGCGTGAGTGCAGAACAACCCTGATGAACCTTGCCAATACCCCAACCCTACGTGTTTTCAGCTTTTCATGTTGAGCCATGGGAAAGAGGTTAGAAAGGTTAGTTTTTTGCTTACCGCTCTGAAAGCCTTGTCCTGTGCGGCTTTGCGGTTGGTGCTTTGGGTTAGCTTTAGGGTTATGAGAGGTAATTTCCTAACCTTTATAACTGTTAAAAACCAAACAAATAAAATCCTTATAAATCAGCTACTTATGATTTACTAACCTCAAACCTAACCATAACTAACCCTCCAAAGTTAGGTCTCAAGCCCAGTAAGTACGGGCGCTTCAGCCGCTCTCTGGTTGCGATTACAAAAACTAACCCTTTCCCCGAGCCACCTCTCAGAATCGCCTTCAGACTGCACTCCAGTCGCTCTCTCAAAACAGCCTACCCTCGCAGGGATTCGCAGGCTTTTTCACCCACATCAATGCCAGAGCAAGCCCAGCCAGGCCCGCGTCGCAGTACCTGCAGGGTGTGCAGAAAAAGCGCCCTATTTAGCCCGCAGGCGTGGCGGGGGGACGACGGCGCGCGCCAAGGTCGCATCGAAGGCACCCGATCATCACCACTGAGCTGAGATGGGCAGCTCGAGGGCGAGCGCACCCGTCGCCACATAGATGCCACCAGCGCTGCAAGAAGTTAGGTGTGTTGATAGCCGTAACGCGATCCGGTATCGGAAAAGATTTCCTCCTTACTGGAAAGACTTTTCCGCTGGATTGGAAACCTGTAAACAATTGCAGACTTCAGAAAGGAACCCCCGCCAAAATGCTATCAATAGATCCGGTGTCGCTGGGAAGGTTGGCTATCTACCTCAGCCAGGTCGACGCCGCAGACCAAGCAAGATCTGATGCGTTGTCCGCGCTGGAGGCTGCCGCCTCGAAGAAGAATAAAGAGCCGTCGCGGCTTTCCTGCCTTGAGACCTTGCGCGCGTCCTCCGAGGCATACAATGGCGCGCTGGTTGATTTGGCCGAAGAAGTGCGTTTGGCGCTCTACGGCCCTCCCGATGACGACGAAGAATTCGGCGATCACGCGAGGGCGCCGCGTTACGATGAGGTGTAGTGACGCGTTACCGTAACGAATAGAAAGGAACCCATACCATGATGATCGAACTATCCCCAGCGCTGCTATCGAGCCTGGACCGCGTCAATGAGTTGCACCTGGAAGGCCTTAAAGAGGACGACCACCTGAAGGCCAAGCGGCTATTTGAGGATCGCGGCCGAGAGCTGGCATTCCTGCTACTGGGACTCACTAAGGCCGTCGAGGCGCAACGTGATGCAGCGGGCCAGTAACGCTTAACGACCTGAAAGGAACCCCCGCCGTGGCGATGGCGATACACTGCCATGGCCATCCCGGCACAACACAAAGGAGCAAGTATGGAATTCAAAGACGTCGCCGAAGTCATTACTGCGGTCACCGTGACCACCGCAAACGACCTGCTGGATAAGGGCTGGACGCTGCTGGCGGTCGTGGCCGGCGACAAGGGCCCGGATTTTGTGCTGGGCCGCGCTAAAGGCTATGACCCATTGCCGGGCAAGAAGAGCAGCGCCGAAGTTCTCAAGGATGCTGGGCTGTAAGCGCGTTACCCATAACGCGTGATATGTTGAATAGGCCCCCACACTAACCAAGAGTGTGGGGGCCTTTTTTTGTGCCGGCGGATACCAGGCCCCCTACGGTGGCCAAGGTCGACGGGGGCCCCGCGTGGGGGTTGTCGATCCGCCTCGGCGGCAGCGGCGCGCGCTGGGTGCCAGTGCGTTCGCGGCGCGAGCGGGTGCGGACTTGGGCGAGTTTGACCGCCGTCGGCCGGTTTGCCGATGGCATCGGGCTGCGCGGGTTTAGCGTAGAGCTGTGACCGGTCACGGGCCTGAATTGCAGGCAAAAAAAAGCCGCCTTAAGGAGGGCGGCTTTTTCGTGGCAAGTCCGGTAAGGGGCCGGGCTTGCGTACTCACAGGGAGCATTCACGTACCGACAGGGTACAAGGTGGCACCAGTGCGCGCAACGATTTACGATTGACGGTTTCGTGGCGCGCGCCCAACACAAGATGTAGTAAGTTTTGGTAAAAAATGTCTTTTTTTGCTGGTTTATTGAGCAAAACCGATATCACGCCATTTTTACGAAAAAAAATCTTCACTCGTCAAAGCCTTATGGCGCCTCGCTCTGAATGAAAAACCGATTATTACACACATTTAAATGCGCGGATTCGCCCCACCACGACGGCAAAAAACTCGTTACCATGGTGCCAGTACCGCGTGTGTCCCGGCCGGCATAGCCCGACGCGCGCTGACTACCTCCTGACACGGCCTTAAGGAAGCCGTGCGGATGACTCAGGAAGGTGTCCATCAGCTTCGCCACCTCACAGGGAGCATTCACGTGATCCCGAAGGCACACAAGTCCGGTAAGTGTGCTGGAGGTTTGGCCCCACCATAGGAGGGCCAAGCATGTTGAAGCTTTTGAAACATGCGTGGGACTTCGTAGTGGTTTGTGTACGTGTGCATCACGTATTTGAACTGCTGCGAGATCGCTTCGACGACCTGTAACAAGTTCAAGAGTGGACCGCTACAGTTTCGGCTGAGGCGGTTTTTTTTACCCAAAGAAAAACCCCGCCAGATGCGGGGATCACCTCGTTTGTGCACTGCACGGGTTCTACTTCGCCTCCCCAAGTTCAAAAGGCTTGAAGCGAATAACCTCCTCGCCCAGCCATTCGTTGATTTGCAGCAGGCGCGCCTGCAGAGGCTCCAGTTCATTCAGACCCCAGACCTGGGCGGCTTCGCGCATCGACCCAAAGCCCCCCGAGTTCTGCGGCACAATGCCCATCAGTTGGGGATAAATACGCAAGGCTGCGAGCAGATCGTCGCGACTGATGTTTTTGATCGAGCCGAAGTCGTCCTTGGCCGCGACCTCGCTGATCGGGATGAGTTGGATGCCGTCTTTCTTCCCACCCGGGGCATACATGAACAGGTTGCGGAAGTTGCCTGGGCCTTTGCTGCTCTTCATCGCGCTGCGTAAATCCGTGACAAAATCCTCGTTCTGCGCCGCGTCGGTCATGTACAGAATGAAGCCGGCATGGCTGCCGTTCTGGTAATACTTGCGCCGGAACAAGGTCGCCGCCTCGTTCAGCAAGGCGCTCTGCAGGGCCGACAGCCACTCTGGTAAACCGTAGATCTCCTGGTTGATATCAGCCTCCCGCAGGTGACAGATGCTGTCCTTGCGAAATTCGTGCTCGTCGCGCCAGCCACGCACCTGGAAATAACTCCCCTCCTCGATACCACGGCGCATAAATTTGGCCATGGCCGGCAGCAAACCCAACGCCTGGCGCAGCATGTTGTCGCGCTTCTCCAGGTAGGTGTTACCGCACCAGATAAAATCCAGGGCGACCTGCTCGAAGGCCTGACGGCTCAGCAGCTTGTGTGGAATGAAGGTCCTTGCCAGAGCATTACGCTTGAAGTTGAGCCCCGATTGCAGGTACACGCTGGCCCTGGTCGATTTGGCCAAGCCATCCAGCGACAACGGCGGCTCGTACCAGCGTCCGTTCGACCAACACTCCAAGTAGTCGAGGATCTCCCGGCCATCGAGCACCGGTACCGGATCGCCGAAGGTGAATGCATGGGCCTGACTCTGCGCCGGCAGCGTCTCAACCAGATCGGTAGTCATCAACAAATCTCCATGATGCCGGTGTTGGCAGCGGTCTGCCCTTCCAGCGGCTCGTTGTGCAGAGCGTGGAACAATGCCCACGCCAAGTCGGCATGGCCGGTTTCGTCATTGCGGCCGGCCGTATAAGTGAACTGCCGCCCCGAGGCGGTGATGGTCTTGCGGATAGCCATCAGGCTGGACGCCATGTCGGTCCAGCCAGCATCGAACTCCAGACGCCCGTTCTTGATCACGTCGTAAGCCTTGAGCACCAAACGGGTCTTCACCTCGGGCGAGTAGCTGAACGTGGTGACCGCCGGGAAGAACTGGCGCACCAGCTGGGCCACGCCGCTGCCCAGACCGGTGACGTCGACGCCGATGTAGGTCACCCAATAGCGTTTGGTCACCTGGCGAATGGCCTCGGCCTGCGCCGCGAAATCCATGCCCCGGAACTGGTGACGCTCAAGCACGCGGAACTTGCCGCCCGGTACCAGCGGCGGTGCCACCACGATCAGCCCGGCACTGTCACCGGTTTCGGCCGGGTCGTAGCCTACCCAGACCTGTCGATCGCCAAAGGGGCGCGCGGCGAAGGGTTTGTAGTCCTCCCCCCACTCCACCCAGCTATCGACCATGCACGGTTGGAGCATGGTCAGAGGGAAAATCGAGGCGCCGTCGTCGACAAACTGGCACATCAGCAAGTTGGCGAATTGCTCGGCGTTGTATTCGAAGCGCAATTCATCCAAGTCGAACAGATCGCAGCCACGTTGTTCGGCATCAAGGATCGTGACGATCTGGCGCCAGATCCGGTCTTCGCACAGTCGGCCCTGCCCCAGGGCATCGTGGCTCACGTCCAGCTTGAGATGCTGGGCTGTCGGTTTGCCCTTGTTGAAACGTTCGCCGGTCCACAGTTTGTACGCTTCATGGGCCATGCTCGATGGGGTCGAAAAGTACGTTTTGCGCCAGTGCTTGTGCAGCGCCATGCCCGAGGCGACTTTATTGAGCTCTTCGAATTTGTGGGTCCAGAAGAATTCGTCGAAGTAGAAGTTGCCCGAGCGGCCCTGCGCCGTGCGGTAGTTGGTCCCGAGAAAATGTAGCTCGGCGCCGTTGGCCAGCACGATGGGATCACCGGTCAACTGCCGCCCCAACACGTCGCTGACGAACGCCTGCATGTAGTTTTTGAACTGGTGGGCCTGGGCCTTGCTGGCCGAAAGGAAAATTTGGTTCCGTCCGGTCTTGAGCGCATCGATCAGGGCTTCACGGGCGAAATAGAACGTTGCCCCGATCTGCCGACTCTTCAGCAGCATCCGGGTGCGTTGGTTCATCGACCTATACCAGTCAAGCTGGTACGCGAAACAACCGTCTCGAAAGGCCTCTTCCAACTTCTCGAAGTCTTCCTCGGAGAAGTCATTACGCTTGGGTTGTTTCTTCGGTTCAGCGTTGCGCGCGGCCAACTTCGGATTGAGGTCGGTTTCGGTACCGCCGCCCTGGAAGCGCTGGATGCGCGCCTGCCGCTCCAGTTGTCGGTGCAGCAGATCAATTTCCTTGAAGTCGCCGCCGGACTTTCCCTCCTTGAGGATCAGCTGCACCAGGCGGGCTTCCAGCGCGCCGCCAATGCGCTCGACGTTGTCGGCTCGGTCCCAGTCGTCACGGGCCTTCCAGGAGTGGATGGTTTTCTCTTTCTCGCTCAGGAAGTCGGCAATATCGGTGACGCGCCAACCCGTCCAGTACAAAAACTTAGCCTGGCGGCGAGGGTCCATCGGTGGGTGGGCGGATTCATTCATGACGCAGATGCTGCCGTCACGCGCGCGAAGCCCCTAACGCCGAGACCTGTAGGCCTGCCGGATACAGGCCGGCGTCATTGCCCGCTGTTCGCGCTCTGCCGACCATGGCCTCAACGCTACCTGCCACCGCAGCCAACGCATTGAGGCCTCACCCCATGAAAAAGAAATTTCGCTCCAAGTGGACTCGCATCGCCGTCGAAGGCGCTACCACCGACGGCCGGCAGATCGAGCGCAGCTGGATCGAAGACATGGCCAACCAGTACAACCCCAACACCTACGGCGCTCGGATCAACTGCGAGCACATCAAAGGCTATTGGCCAGGCGGTGAGTTCGGTGCCTATGGCGATGTGCTGGCCTTGAAGGCCGAAGAGATCGAGATCAACGGCGCCAAGAAACTCGCCCTGTTCGGCCAGCTACAGCCAAACGATGCCCTGCTGGCCCTGAACAAGGCCGGTCAAAAGGTCTACACGTCGATCGAGGTTCAGCCGAAGTTTGCCGACACCGGCAAGGCCTACCTGGTCGGTCTGGCCATCACCGATACCCCGGCCAGCCTGGGCACCGAGGCACTCTCGTTCAGCGCCCAGCACGGCACCCTTGCCAGCCGAAAAGCCCACTCGGACAATCTGTTTACTGCCGCCGAAGAGGTCGCGCTGGAGTTCGAAGAGGTCAGCGAGCAGCCCCAAGTGTTTGCCGGACTCAAGGAAAAAATGAACGGTCTGTTCGCCCGTCTCAAAGGCAAGGACGACGCCGACCAGGAGCAGTTTGCCGAACTGGGCACTTTGATCAGCCAGCTGACAGATGCCGTGGGCAGCACTCTCGACGCCAATGAAAAAGCCCAATCCGATCTGCAGGCGCTGACCGGCAAACACGATGCGCTTGCAACGAAGTTTGCAGACCTCGAAGTCAAGCTCGGCAAAACCGCTGATCACAGCCAACAGCATCGCCCTCAGGTCACCGGTGGCGAAAACCAAGTGCTGACCCAGTTCTGACCCCAGCCTTTCTTCGGAGAACCCTATGCGCAATGAAACTCGTCAGGCCTATACCGGCCTTCTGCAACAAGTCGCCAAACTCAACGGCGTCAGTTCGGCGGCTGAATCCTTCACAGTCACCCCTTCGGTGCAACAAAAACTGGAAACCGCCATTCAGGAGGCCAGCGACTTCCTGAAGAAAATCAACGTCATCGGCGTGGACGAAAAGGACGGTGAAGCCATCGTCCTCGGTGTCGGCAGCTCCATCGCCGGTCGAACCGACACCAGCCAAAAAGCCCGTACTCCGCGTGATGTAAATGCGCTGACGAAGGACTCCTACAGCTGCAAAAAGACCGACTTCGACACGGCAATCCCCTATGCCCTGCTCGACGCCTGGGCCAAGTTTCAGGACTTCCAGGCACGCCTGTCTGGCGCCATCGTTGAACGGCAGTCGCTCGACCGCATCATGATTGGTTTCAACGGTACCAGTGCGGCCGCAGACACCAATCGCGCCACCAACCCTCTGCTGCAGGATGTCAACGTCGGCTGGGTTCAGAAGTACCGCACCAATGCCCCGGAACGGGTGATGAGCGAAGGCGCGGTCGCGGGCAAGGTCACGATCGGTGCCGGCGGCGATTACAAGACTCTCGATGGCCTGGTCTATGACGCCATCCAGTTGCTCGACCCATGGCACCGCAAGCGCCCGGATTTGGTGGTGCTGGTCGATCGCAGCCTGCTGCACGCCAAGTTCCTGGCCAACATCGAAGGCGCCTCGGACAACGAGAATGAACTGGCTGCGTCTCAGATCATCGCCAAAGCTCGCCTCGGTGGTCTGCCGATTGAAGATGCCCCGTTCTTCCTGGACAAGGCGATCATGGTCACCACCCTGAAGAACCTGTCGATCTACTGGCAAATCAGTGCCCGTCGCCGTCACATCAAAGACGAGCCGGAGTGGGATCGCATCGCGGATTACCAGTCTTCCAACGACGCCTACGTCATCGAGGACTTCGGTCTGGGTGCCGTGGTCGAGAACATCGAAGAGGCATAAGCCATGGCGCTCTCACTCGCTCAGCGCCACCGGCTCCGCGTTCTCGCGGAGCTGGAGGCCGCCGCCACATCCCCCTTGACGACCATGGCCGGTGCCACCGCCTATGAACTGCAGCTGGCACAACTAATTCAGGATCGTCTACGCCTGAAGAACATCCAGGGCAACGAGGCCAAGGCCAAGCTCAAAGTTCAGTTGCTGCCGACCTACGAGCCCTATGTTCAAGGGGTGTTGGCCGGCGGCAACGGTGCCCAAGACGAAGTGATGACCACCCTCATGGTCTGGGCCATCGATGCGGGGGCATTCCCGGACGCCCTGAAAATCGCCAGCTATGTGCTCAAGCACAACCTGATCATGCCCGATCGTTTCGCTCGTACCACCGGTTGCCTGATCGCCGAAGAGGTGGCCGAAGCAGCCCTCAAAACACAGAAGGCCGGCGGCGAGTTCGACCTGCAGACACTGCTCGAAACTGAGAAGCTCACCCGCGAACAGGACATGCCCGACGAAGCCCGCGCCAAGCTGCATCTGGCCATTGGCCGCGTGTTGGCCACCCAGGTACCAGATGAGACCGTGAGCTCGGAGCAGCTGGAAACACTCAAGGCTGCCCGCGACAACCTCACCCGTGCCATCGAGCTGCACACCTCCTGCGGCGGCAAAAAGGATCTAGAGCGCGTTGATCGGCTCCTGAAAAAACACGCTGGACATGCCAGCTAACCGAGCGTTCCCACGCAACCCCGGCGGCTCGGGGCGGATCAGCGGTTGACTCCTTACCGCCTGTGAAGCAACGACCACCGCCGACCTATTCGAGCGACAAGCATGAGCGGATTCATCGCCGGCGGCATTCCAACGACCGCCTTCCCGATCGGCAACGGCACCTTCTGGCCAGAGATTGACGGCCAGCATTTGCGCGCCGCCATGCGTATCACTGATGCCGTCACTGACGATCGCCTCGAGGTCGCGACTGTCAACGCCATGATCGAGGCCAACCGGGAGCTTGCAGGCTACCGGACTACCCAGCAGGCCTCGGGCTTTGCCACTTTGACCGACGTCCCTGCTGAGAAAATCAAAAGCGAAAGCCAGCTACTGCACCTTTACCGCCGAGTCATTTATTGCAGCGCGCTGGCCGAGCTGGTGGAGCGCTACAGCAGTTTTGATGCGACCAATAGTGGCGAGAAGAAGGTCACCGAGGAAGAAAGCAGCGCCGACCAATTGCGTCGAGATTCGCGCAAGGCACTGCGTAGCCTCCTCGGTATCAGCCACACCACCGTGGAGCTGCTGTGATGGCCGCCGTCCATGCGCAACAAGGCGAAACGGTCGATGCCATCTGCTGGCGAATCTACGGCCGTACCGCAGGCGTCACCGAGGCCGTGCTCGATGCCAATCCTGGACTGGCCGACCTCGGCACGATGCTGCCGCACGGCACCTTGGTGCAGTTGCCGGAGGTGGCCCCCCAAGCAGAACAACGACAGATGGTGAATCTATGGGACTGATTCAACGCCTCACCCCCCTTGGCATTCACCAGCTTCCCACCCTCAACCCTGGACTGCGGAATGAAGTGCATGCCTGACAAACCGGATACCTGGGCCTGGCTCGCGAGCTGGCTCGAACAAAACTGGCCCGCCCTTTACGCCGGTGGCCTGGCCTTCGTTATTGCTGCGCTACGCATCATGTATGGCGGCGGCACCCTGCGCCGCGTAGCGCTGGAGGCCCCTCTATGTGGCGCGTTGGCTCTGGCTGGCAGCCATGGCTTGTCCCTGTTGGGTATTCCTGCGACGACCAGCCCATTTTTCGGCGGTGTCATTGGGCTGCTCGGCGTAGAAGGCACCCGAGCACTGGCCAATCAATTCTTCAAGCGTAAGGTGGACCAAGTATGACGACCCTTCGCCATGGCGATCGCAACCAGGATGTTCGCGTGTTGCAACAACGCCTCAATCTGGTAGGTGCCTCCCTGTTCGTGGACGGCCTGTTTGGTGATGCCACCGAAAACGCGGTGCGGGCCTATCAATCGAAGATGGGACTGGTCGCTGACGGTATTGCCGGTCGCAAGACGCTTGGTGCACTGATCGGTGATGACTGTTCCGCGCTACTGCGCAATGCCACGCTGATGGCAGCGGCTGAGCGCCTGGGTGTCGAACTGGCGGCCATCCTCGCCGTCAATGAAGTTGAAAGCATGGGCGCCGGCTTCCTCGACAACGGTAAACCCAAGATTCTCTACGAGCGGCACATTATGTACCGCCAGCTCGCCCGTCCGCGCATGCCGGAAGATGACGCGACCGCGCTGCAGGCCCACGCCGATGAGCTGGCCACCAGCCAACCCAACCTGGTCAACCCGCGTGCCGGTGGATATGCCGGCGGTACGGCCGAACACCAACGGCTGGCACATGCCCGGCTGATTGATGACACCTGCGCGCTTGAGTCGGCCAGTTGGGGTGCCTTCCAGATCATGGGCTTTCACGCTGTCCGCCTGGGCTATTCCAGCGTGCAGGATTTTGCCGCCCGTATGGCCAAAGACGAAAACGAGCAATTCGAAGCGTTCGTGCGTTTCCTCGAGGCCGATCCGGCACTGCTGAAGGCGCTCAAGGCAAAAAAATGGGCTGTGTTTGCCAAGGGTTATAACGGCCCCGATTACCAACGCAATCTGTACGACATCAAGCTGGAGCGCGCCTATCAACGGCATGCCGCCGGCTGCCCCGTGCCGGAGGCCGCATGATCGATTTCGACGCAGTGCAACGACTGAACGTCCAGGACGGCGATCTGCTGGTGGTGCCACCGGATAGCGATCAGCACGACATGGAGCTGCTGATCAATGCGCTTTACGTCCAAATGCCGGGCCGCAAGGTGATCCTCATTCGCGGCCCGGTGCAGCAGCTGGATGTCGGCGACATGAACAAGCTCGGCTGGTATCGCGCATGAGTACGCTGCGCCAGGCTCTGTATGGCTTCGCCTTGCTTGGCGCCCTGGCGCTATTGATTTGGGATCAGGAGCAGCGCATAGCGATCGCCGACAAGAACACCGAGCTGGCAGAGAAAAACCTCAAGACTGCCCGTGACGAAGCTGGTCGTAATCTGGAGACCGCGAACAGCCTGCGCGACACACTGCAACAGGAGCGCATCGCGCAGGCCAGTCTGCGCACCCAGCAGGATCAACTGCGCCAGGGCCTGGCCAACCGTGAACGAACGATCGAGGCATTGAAGCGTGAAAACACCGAACTACGTGATTGGGCTGACCAGCCTTTGCCTGATGCTGCTCGCCGGTTGCGCGAGCGCCCCGCCATCACCGGCTCCGACGCTTATCGTCAGTGGTTGTCCGGCCGTGGTGCCGTGCCACCTGCCGGCAACAACACCGAACAGTAACGGCGCCTTGCTCACCGATCAGGACCGAGCTGAGGCCGCTTGGGCGGACTGTGCCGCTCAGGTCGATATGGTTTACCAACACCAGGTGCAACATGAACAAACCCGATAGTCTCCGAGCCCATCTGCTGGCCGCCATTCCAGAGCTCAAGCACAACCCCGACCGCCTGTTGATCTTCATCGACAACGGCAAGATCCGATGCACCGCGGCTGCCGGCCTGTCCTTCGAATATGCCTACGACTTGCAGATCATCCTGACCGACTTTGCCGGCCACCCTGACAGCGTGATGCTGCCATTACTGGGCTGGCTGCGCGTGAACCAGTCGGAGCTGCTGGCCAACCTGGAAAAGTCCGCCCAGGGCATCAAGTTCGAAGCCGATGTCATTGACCACAGCAAGGTCGACATGAGCCTGACCTTGCCGCTGACCGAGCGTGTCATCGTGAAGAAACAGGACGATGGCACCTTCACCGTCAAACATGCTGCCGAACCGCAGTACACGCCCTACGAGCAGATCGACGGCCCGATCCAGGTATTTGCCGATGGCCTGCTGGTTGCCGAATGGCAGTCGCCACAACCGACCGATGCCGTGGCATTGGCCAGCCCGCATCCGCAGCGCCCCGCCAATGAGTGATCTGCAAGCCTTGGAGGATTGGGCCGGTCTGCTGCTGCACCGTATCGAGCCGGCAGCCCGCACATCCTTGGCCCGCTCAATCGCGCAGCAACTGCGTCGCAGCCAACAGCAACGGGTGACATCACAGCGCAATCCAGACGGCAGCCAATACACTCCGCGCAAGCCACGCGACCTGCGTGGCAAGCAGGGCCGCATCCAGCGCAAACTGAAGATGTTTCGCAAGTTGCGCACCGCCAGTTACCTCAAGGCCAAAGGCGACAGCAACCTGGTCAGCGTGGGATTCACCGGACGCATCGCACGCATCGCCCGCGTGCATCAGTACGGCCTGAAGGACCGCGCCGAACGGGGCGCCCCGGATGTGCGTTATGAGCAGCGGGAAGTGCTGGGCTTCACCGATGCCGATATTGAATTGATCCGCGACACCCTACTTTTGCACTTAACGCGCTGACGTTGCTGATTGGCACAAAGAAACTCGATTCCAATTTGATGCAAGAGTAGGTAAAACTCCCAGCGATGCATCCCATTAGATGCAAGTAGGATTAATCAATTGGATAGGGAGCCACGGCGATATGCGCAAAACTTTTCAGGCGCACTGCCCTCGCTGCAACGGCGAGAGAAAATGCGAGATTCATGGTGCTCTAAATCTCCCCTGGGAATGGTCAGACGGTCGCAACTCAGTAAATGGACAGGTTGATCACAAACTAGCCCGGTGCTGTGGCTGCGAACAAGTTTTTTATCATAAAAGTAGCTGGGACTCCGAAGACTGGGACTTTGGCTACCATCCAGTCACAGGCGAAGAAATCGTTATCAATCCATCCAAAACTCTTACGTACCCAGCTCCCGAAAAAAAGAAGCCAGACTGGATTTGGGACATAGCTAAAATTGACCCTCAACTTCAGTCGATCCTAGAAGAGACATATCAGGCTTATGAAGCGAGCTCTTTTATCCTCGCCTCTGTTGGGCTGCGAACTGCTTTTGATCGATCTACCGAGATCCTCAAAATTGATCCGGGACTTTCACTGGAAGCGAAGGTAAAACAACTTTTTAATGATGGTTTCATCGGTGAAACGGAAGCAAAGACGCTAGGGGTCGTCGCAGACGCTGGGAGCGCCGCTGCTCACCGGGCTTGGTCACCAACTCAAAAAGAATTTCAAACCCTCCTAACTACGCTTGAACAGTTCATACATCGGACTATCGTGAGCGGAAAAGCCGCCCTAGGCATCGCGAGCAATATTCCACCTCGCCCTCCTCGTCCGCCTAAGAAGCCAAAGACGCCAACGCCATCAACGCCATCAACGCCATAAATCGTAAAATTCACTTGTAGCGTTACACCATACAACTCAGGAAAGCTGCGCTCACGTGCGCGTAACGCCACCATCGGCGGCATGAACAATATCGCCGCCCTCTCCCGCCTGATCGAAAACCTCATCCGCTTCGGCACCGTCGCCGAAGTGCAGATGACGCCGCCGCGCGTGCGTGTGAAAACCGGCGATCTGCTCACGACCTGGCTTCCGTGGATGGCGGTGCGAGCAGGCCTAGACCAGGACTGGGATCCACCCACCGAGGGCGAGCAGGTCGTGTTGCTCAGTCCATCAGGACAACTCGCCAACGGCGTGGCCCTCACCGGAATTTTTAGCGCCGCACATGCCGCCAACGGCGATCGTGCAGGCCTTCAGCGCCGCACCTACCGGGACGGCGCGGTCATCGAATACGACTGCATTGCCCATCACCTGCGCGCCGTGCTGCCCGAGGACGGAACCAGCGAACTGATCAGCAAAGGAGGTATTCACATTGTCGGCCCGATCACCCATGAGGGCGACTACACCCAAACCGGCAATCAGCACGTCACCGGCAAGGTCACCGTTTCGGAAGACGTGATCGCCGCCGGTATCAGCCTGGTCAACCACCCTCATGGCGGCGTTAAGGCTGGCCCCGATCAGTCAGGCAAACCCTTATGAACCGAGAAACCGGCAGCGCCATCGGCAATCTGGAACACATCCGCCAATCAATTACCGACATCTTGAGCACCCGTATCGGTACCCGGGTTATGCGCCGCGAATACGGCAGCTTGCTGCCCGAGCTGGTGGACCAGCCCTTCAACGACGCCACGCGGTTGCGTGTGTATGCCGCCACCGCTATGGCCTTGTTGCGCTGGGAACCCCGTATCAGCCTGAGCCGCGTGCAGTTCAGTGGCGTCAGCTTGCAGGGTGAGGTTGTCCTGGAGCTGGAAGGAAGCGAAGTCGACACCAATCAGCAGCACAACCTGAGTATCCCGCTGCAACTGGGGGCCAGCGTATGAACACTTTTGTCCCGATCGACCTCAGTCAGCTCCCGCCGCCTCAGATCGTTGAGCAAATCGACTATGAATTGATCCTGGCCGAGCGCAAAGCCTATGCCATCAGCTTGTGGCCGGCCGAAGAGCAGGCGGTAATCGCCGCCCGCCTTGAGCTGGAGTCGGAGCCACTGACCAAGCTGCTCGAGGAAAACGCCTATCGCGAGACCATCTGGCGTCAACGCGTCAACGAAGGCGCCGTAGCCAACATGCTTGCCCTGGCCCAGGGCGCCGATCTGGAAAACTTGGCGGCGAATTACAACGTCGAACGCCTGGTGGTGCAGATCGGTAATCCCAGCGCCGTGCCACCGATCCCCGAAGTGCTGGAGAGCTACGACAGTTTGCGCGAGCGCGCCCAAATGGCCTGGGAAGGCCTAAGCACCGCTGGCCCGCGCAACAGCTACATCTTTCACGCCCGCGCCGCTGACGGCCGAGTGGCCGATGCCACAGCGGAAAGTCCAAGCCCCGCTGTGGTAGTGGTCACAGTGCAATCCTTGCTGGGCGACGGCAGCGCAGATGCGGACGTGCTCGGTATCGTCAACGCCTACCTAAGCGACGAAGACCGCCGGCCTGTGGCAGATCGTTTGACCGTGCAGAGCGCGACCATCGTTCCCTACCAGGTCAAGGCCACGCTGTATCTAAAAACCAGCGGCCCTGAGTCCGAGCCGATCCTTGCCGCTGCCAACCAACGCTTGCTCGCCTACGTGCATCAACGTCGCCGGCTGGGCATGGAGGTTTCTGAATCAGCCATCCACGCTGCGCTGCACGTGGAAGGTGTTCGCAAGGTCGAGCTGGATGCCTGGACCGATATCGCCGCCACTCCGTACCAGGCGCCGTATTGCACTGCAATTACGCTCAAGCAAGGTGTCGAGTAATGGGTGCCGCGTCGCTGTTGCCGCCCAATGCCAACAAACTGGAACGCCTGGCCGCTGAAGCACTGGCGCAAATTCAGCGCACGCCCATTCCGCTGCGCCAACTTTGGAACCCAATGGCGTGCCCGGTCGACCTTCTTCCGTACTTGGCTTGGGCCTTTTCGGTCGATCGCTGGGACTACCGGTGGAGCGAGGCTACCAAGCGTGCGGCCATCCGTTCGGCGTACTACATCCACTCTCGTAAAGGGACCATCGGCGCCCTGCGTCGCGTCGTTGAGCCGCTGGGCTACTTGATCGAGGTGTTGGAGTGGTTCGAGACCGTTCCTGAAGGTGTCCCCGGCACGTTCGCTTTGAAGGTGGGAGTGCTGGAAACCGGCATCACCGATGAGATGTACCAGGAGCTGACTTTTCTCATCGATGACGCTAAGCCCCGCAGCCGGCACCTGACAGGACTAGCCATCAGCCTGGAAACCACAGGCCGCATGTACCTAAGCGCCTCGGTTTCCGAAGGCGATGAAATTGACGTTTATCCGCCCGATCCGCGAGACATTGAGGTCTCAGGGGTGATCGGTCGCGGAGGACGTGAAACCACTATCGACACTCTGGATGTTTATTCATGATCGATTCGAACTCACAGTTTTACGCCATCCTGACGAATGTGGGGGTCGCGAAGCAGGCCAATGCCAACGCCTTGGGGATTGCCTGGAAGATCACCCACATGGGCGTGGGTGATGCCTACGACACCGACCCCCAGCCCAGCGCAACCCAAAAGACGCTGATTAACGAATGGCGGCGCGCGCCACTGAATCAGCTGATCCAAGACGCGACCAATCCGGCAATTATCATTGCCGAACAGGTCATTCCGGCAGAGGTCGGGGGCAAGTGGATTCGGGAAATCGGCCTGTACGACGCGGACGGTGATCTAGTCGCTATTGCCAATTGTGCGCCGTCGTTCAAACCGCTGTTAGCGCAAGGCTCTGGCCGCACGCAAGTGGTGCGGATGAACCTGATTGTCAGCAACTCGGCCAGCGTCGAGCTGAAAATTGATCCCGCTGTGGTATTGGCGACCCGAGAATTTGTAACCTCGGAGCTGGCCAAGCAGGACTTTAAAAGTTCGGTGCTGGTGTGTACGCCGGGCAATATCACGTTGAGCGGTTTGCAGACGATTGATGGCGTGGCGGTCACGGCCGGCAAGCGCGTCCTGGTCGCCAAGCAAACCGCAGCAAAAGATAACGGCATCTGGGTGGCGGCTGCCGGGGCGTGGGCTCGGGCGGCTGATGCCGACAAGTCGGAGAGGGTAACTGCGGGGCTGCTGGTGCATGTCGAGCAGGGCACGTTGTACGGTGATAGCGGCTGGCAACTGGTCACCGATGGCGCTCTGTCCCTGGGCGTGACGTCGCTGAGCTTTGAAATGGCTTGGGGCCGTACCGGCGTCGCGGCGGGCACCTATCGCAGTGTGACCGTGGACAAATACGGTCGTGTGGTCGCCGCCACGAATCCGACGACCGTCGTGGGCTATGGCCTGACCGACGTTTACACCATGACTCAAGTGGACACGGCACTGGGGCTAAAGGCGGATCTGAATTCGCCCGTGCTGACCGGCATTCCCAAAGCCCCAACGGCAGCACCCGGAACGAATACGCAGCAGGTTGCGACAACGGCGTTTATTCAGGCCGCGCTGGTCGCGCTGGTTAACTCGTCGCCCACCACCCTCGACACGCTGAATGAATTGGCGGCGGCGCTCGGTAATGATGCGAATTTCGCCACCACCATGGCCAACGCGCTCGGCTTGAAAGCGCCGATCGCCTCGCCTACGTTTACTGGCGTTCCGAAGGCGCCAACGGCCACCGTTGGGACTGCATCATCGCAAGTCGCCACGATGCAGGCCATCATTGATGCGCTCGCCAACATCGGCCTGGGTTTGAATTTGTCAATGGGTGCCAATGCCATTGCATCAACCACTGACCTCAACACCATCACAGTGTCTGGTCTTTACGGGCAGTCGCAAAATGTCAGCGCCACACTGGTCCTTAACTACCCTGTAGCAGGCAAGGCAGGTACGTTGCTGGTGCAGCGCGGCGGTTCTGAGATCGTCACTCAGCTCTACACGGAATATAACACTGGGCGGATTTGGAGCCGCGGCATCTACAAAGACGTGCCGTCCGCATGGTCGATGCTGTGGGACACCACGACGCTGGTTAAAACCACATCGCCCATCGACGCCACCGCTGGCCGTATGTTGAAGGTGGGGGATTTTGGTGTAGGCGCGACAACATTAAGCGCCAGCGTCACGATCCCAAACATTGACGATGTGACGATGCCCAATGGTTTGTATCCAGTCGGGACAAGCACCGCTGCCGGCACCAAACCTGCGACGTACGGCATCGTCGAGGTTATCGGGCGCAGCAACGTGGTCGGTTCTCTGGGCCGGGTGCATCAGACTTTCTACGATCCAGATGTGGCTGCAAAAATGTGGACGCGGGCATATCTGCCCGCCAGCTCCAGCTGGACCCCGTGGGCCCGTCAGTGGGATGAAAGCAATCTTGTCAAAACCACATCGCCCCTCGATTCCACGCCGGGTAGCATGTTGAAAGTGGGTGATTTTGGTCTTGGGTTGAAGGCGGTAGGGCTCGATACGACCAGTATCGACGCCTTGTCTCAAACCGGTTTCTACGCTGCCAAGATCAACGTTACCCCGGGCACATGGCCAAGCGGCGCAACCCTTTGCGACATGGCCGGCCCAACGATCATCAATATCATCGCCGACGACGGCCCGTCTCGGACTCAATATCTGATGGATCGGGACGCCAATACCACGTACTACCGCGCGATGTCTTCGGGCACCTGGAAGCCGTGGCAGAGGATCGCAACAAACAATGACTTGCAGGGTGTTCTGACAAAGAGCGTTGCCGGTGGTGTGAATGTCACTCTTACGGCGGCCGAGGCCGCCTATGGGGTGCTGTGGTTCACGGGCGCCCTGACGGCAAACATCAGTGTGATCGTTCCCGCTGGCATTGGTATGTGGACTGTAGTGAACAGAACTACGGGCGCTTTCACCCTAACCATTCGTCAAGGTGCCGTTGGTAATCCGGGTGTTGTTATCCCGCCAAGCCGTCAGATTCAGGTCGTCTCGAACGGGACTACCACACTGACTCAAACCAACACCGCGTTCGTTAGTGCGGAGTTCTCTAACGAGATTCAAGCCACCGGTATCAACGCTCTGCGCCATATACAGGGTGATTACGCATCGTTTTGGCGCAATGATGGGGCAAGCCTCTATCTGATGTTGACCAATAGCGGCGATCAATACGGAACCTACAACGCTCTAAGGCCTTTCGCCGTTGCCATGGCGACGGGGAAAGTCAGTCTGGCGGCTGGCGTCAACATGCCCACCATGCCGCCGGGGACAAACACCACGGATGGCGCCACCTGCGGGTTCGTCCAGGCGGCTGTGGCGGCACTTGTCGATTCTTCGCCGGCGACGCTGAATACTCTGAATGAGCTGGCCGAGGCCTTGGGTGATGATCCGAATTTCGCCACCAGCATGGCTAACGCGCTCGGCCTCAAGGCGCCGTTGGCCAGTCCGAGCTTTACCGGCGACCCCAAGGTTCCGACCCCAGCCACGGGCGATAAAGACACCAGTGCCGCGAACACTGCATTTGTTCATAACACGCTGGAATCGTTTGGTATGGGGGGCGGCACGGCGGTTCAGGTATCTGGCGCAGCCACCCCGACGGATATTGCGGCTCTGCCAGCGGGTAATTACTACTTCCCGCCAGGGGTGTCGCCTTATCCTGATTTTGCGTTTGCACAGCGCATGAAGTACCTGGCCACTCGCGGTTTCGAGCTGGCAAACATTCCGTACACGGACCGTTTCTTTGGTCGTGCGAGCAACAACGATGGCACCTGGCGGACGCCGGTGGAACTGGCGAAACTTGATAGCCCGGCCTTTACCGGCACTCCGACCGTGCCTACTCCAGCGGCCGGCGACAATAGCTCGAAGGCTGCCAATACCGCCTTTGTCCAGGCCGCCATGGCGGCGAACGTGGGCGAGGTCACGCACTTTGCAATGTCCACGCCGCCACCGGGTTACTTGAAGCGTAACGGCGCTTGGGTATCTCGCACGGCTTACGCCGCATTGTTCGCAAAAATTGGGACAACC